GCCGAGTGGCTGATCGAGAAGAACGGCTATCTCAGCCCGCTCGACGCGCGCGCCGCACGCCTCAACACCAACCTCAGGCGCGCCGCATAGTGCAACCGCGTGTCCAGGAAACCGGGTGCGATACATGGAAGGCTCGCCCAGCGTCACGAGGGTCAAGCAGAATTATCTTGTCGAATCCGGCCGCATGCAGCCTGACTTGATCAAGAAAGAGTTCCTGCTCGAAGTCGTCGAGTCCATATCCGATGTGATCTGGAAGCACGAGCCACCACTCAGGATACTTCGCCCGGTAGCTCGCAATCTTGGCTGCCTTCTCAGCGATGCAGTGCTTCAGGTTTGTCTCAATCTCGCCGATCAGCCAGCCGCCGGACTGTTCGTCGCTGTGACCAGCGGGCCGAAAGAAGGTTGGCTTCGGGCCTGGCGCGCGGAAAACCTTGATCCAGAACTCGCCTCCAACATTCAGCTGTGTCTCGAACGGCTGAGGATCAGCGTGCGTCATGAATGGCAGAAGAAGCGAGTCAAGCTCTCGCTTCAGGTCCTTCCAGGCCGGCGTAGGTCGACTGAATCGGTAGAAGACGTACCAGCATTGCCCCGAGGCTGGAGCGGCTCCGAGCCCGGTGAGATAGTCCCTGACGCGGCGCCAGATCGGGATTGCGGTCTCCTCGAGACCTCGCGGGCCTTTGCCGCTTCCATCATCGTGGTTCTGATTCAGGCGGCGAACTTCAACGGCCACGCGACTGTCAGCGAGGAAATCGGGCGGCACGTTGCCATCAGGCTCGTAACGCACGTCGGTGAAGATGCCCTTGAGGTAGCTCTCGACCAGCTTCTCCGAAGCATCCATGAGCAGCTTAACCTCTCGTCTTTCAACCCACAGATGGCCGATGCCGCCCAATATACACGAGATTCTCTGATGTTGCAGGATGCGCGGTCGTCATCGCGCCGCCGGCTGCCACAAAATTCTGCATGCTTACGATTCTCCAGCCAATATCCGCCCGAGCCAACCGATCCGATTGGGTGTGCGCCTCACGCGTACTCTGTCCCCGCCTGCTGGTTCTGCAGCACGGTAGTCATCATGCGCGTGGCGGTGGCGTTGAAGGCTGCGCGGAACTCGAAGCTGGCCTCGACTCCGCCCGGCCCTTCGACCGGCGTCTTGGCCAGCGCCAGGTACACCTCGTGCAACGTGAAGGTCAGGCTGCGGTTGGCATCGATCGTGTAGCTGAAGGCGAACTCCGCCGGCGCGTTGTTCTGCGCCTGGGTCAGCAGCGTGGTGTCGGCGAAGCGCGCGGTGATCTGGCCGGTGGCGCGCGCGATGCCGGGATCCACGCCCTCCACCTTTCGGTCGGCGCGGATGGTGCGCACCATCTCCATGCCGTTGGCGTAGGTGAGCCGCGCCCCGGTCACCGGGGCGAGCGCCGAGCCATTCCGGCTGATCGCCCCCTGCGCCTTGTTGAAGGCGGTGTAGGCAGCGCTGGTCGGCGTGCCGCCCGAACTCGCGGCGCCGCGCGTCGAGCCCTGCCCCATCAGCCCGAAGGTCGCCGTGGCGGGGCCGGTCGGCGAGAAGTCGATCTCCAGCGTGTCGGCGCGCACCCCGGTGCAGAGATCGTAGTTCGGCACATCAGGATAGCCGATCTCGATGCTGTTGGATGGCAGCGCCGCGGCGCCCGAGCCGAAGCTGTGGATGAAGTTCGGGCTGGCGCCGGTGGTGGTCGGTGCGCCAAGCAGCAGGCGCAGCCAGTGGCCGATGTTGACCAGATCCACCGGCACCACCGCCTGGCCCTGCACGGTGACGGTGTCGAGGAAGGGTGCCGCCGGATCGCGGCTGCTGCCGACGCCAATCACGTCGGCATCGAGCAGCGGCTGCTCGGCGCCGAGGTCGCAGGAGAGGAACGGCATGCGTAGCCAGTCGCCTGCGGGCGCGGTGCCGTAGGTCGCCTCGGGGATCATGAGCAGACGGCAATTGGCGCCGATGGCACGGGGCATCGGAGGTCTCCGGGATCAACGGGAGGGAGATGCGTCAGGCCAGCGGCGAGCCGGGGACGGTGAACAACAGCGCGACGGGGATTGAGGCCGCGCGGGCGGCCGCGGCACCCTCGAACTCGACATCCTCGAACGCCGGAGCGCCGGGCTGCACCCATTCCACCGCGCCGCCGAGGGTGCGGTCGGCGGTGATGGCGGCGGCGATACTTACCAGCAGCGCGTCGAGCAGGGCATTACGGGCCGCGGGCGTCGCGCCGCTGACGCTGACCTCGATCTCGGCACGGTGCTCGATCGCCCAGGTGAGCGGGGAGAGGATCGCCGTCTCCTCCACCGTCTCGCCGTCGCGGATGACCACCAGCCCGCCCGGTGGCAGGCGCTGCGGCACCGTCTCGCCGCGCAGGACCAGGGGGGGCGGATTCCTGCCGGCCAAGGATGTGGCCAGCCGGCCATGCAGCGCCGCGATCGCCGCCTCGCGCATGCTCACGGCACCGCCCTCCCGCTCTCGCGCTCCCAGGCCGCGACGAAGCGCCCCGGCAGCCGGCGCAAGCCGCGCTCGGCGGCACCCTTCAGGTCGAGCCGCTTGGCCAGTTTCACCTGCGGCAGCAGCAGGAACATCGGCACCATGCCGCGCTGGAGCATGCCGCGCGCCCAGGCCTCGCGTCCCTTGCGGTTGCCGGTGCCGATCTCGGTGAGGCCGCCGGCGATCAGGCGCGTCCGCCGACGCCGGCCGGTCTGCTCGCCCTGGCGCAGCGGCAGGCACCACACAAAGCCCCGACCCGACTGGAACGGCCGGAGAAATGCTTGGCCCGACGCGACCATCTGCGCCGGCGTGACCCGCAGGCCCTTTTCGCCGCGGCCGCGGCGTCCCCGCGCCGCATTGAAGCCGGTCGGGATAGCGAGGAACTTCCGGCCACCCTTGGCGCGGATCAGCGCGCCGCGCTCGAAGGCGTCGATCACGTTCGGCACCTTGGTCCAAATCAGCCCGGCAGGGCGCAGCGACTGGCCGCTGCGGGGGAACACCTGCGATCGCCAGGCATTGGCGATGCCGCGCGCATTGCCGCCGAAGCTGCTGGTGACCTGCCGGCGCAGCTCCTGCTTGACCTGCTCCGTCTCCGCGCGGATCGCGGTCATCGCCGCGCGCTCACCGGCCCGGACCTCGGCCGCGAGCACCTGCCGCAGGTCGCCGACGATGCGGGCGGCGAGCCTCACGGGGTGCCACCGTCCGGCGGCAGGCCGGCGCGGTGGCGGATGATGGCGACAGCGAGATCGTGCAGCGCCGCCTGGCCGAGATAGCCGAACACGAAAGCGAAGAGGAACCGGCCGTACTCGTTGAACTCGAGGAAGCCCCCCAGCGCATAGCCGGCGCTGCCGACCAGCGCGGCGGAGGGCACCTCCCAGGCCAGGCACCAGCCGAAGCGCCGGCGCTCCGGGTTGTTCCACCGCACGAAGCCGCCGGCGAGACCAGCAGCGGCGCCGAGCAGCAAGTCGCGCAGCATCTCCAGCAGGGTGAGGGCATTCTGCGGCATGGCGGGGACTCCTATCGCTGGCAAAGCACGCGCCAGGCGGTGCCGGAGGCGTCGCGCTCGGCGTGGGTGACGGTGAGCATGTCAGGGCCAAGGGCGAAGCTATCGCCGGCGGCAAGGGTTGGCAGGACAGCGATGGCGACGGAGAGGAGGTCGGTGGCCGCCAGGATCTCGGTGCCAAAGGCGTCGGCCACACGGTCGGGCGACGACCGGAGAACGCGGACCGGAACTGCCGGGCCGGTGCCGCCCTGTCGGTAAACGGCGTCGGCGCCGAGGTTCGGGTCGGCGACCAGCGCCGCCATCGCGTCGGCGAAGGCGTTCATCGCCCACAGGCTCCGCGAATGCGCGCGCGCAGATCGCCATAGTCGTCGATCATGCGCGCCAGCACCGTGCCGGCGGGCAGCGCCGCCAGTTCCTCCGCCGCCTGTTGCTGGGTCCGGGCGTCATACGGCACCAGCGCGAAGCAGGCCGGTTCAGAAGCGACCGGAGCGCAGGCGCCCAGCAGCGCCATCAGCGCGATACTCGGCAGATGCCGCATCGGCTCCCTCCCTTGCCTGCAAGGCGTCGCGTGCTGCCTGCTGTTCCGCCTCGGTGCGACCCTGCCGCCGGCCCATGGCCAGCAGGGCCAGGACCGCCCCGGCTCCCGCGAGGACGGCCGTCACCCAGCCGCCGATGCGGGACCAGAGCGAAGCGAACAGCGCGGTCATGCCGGCCGCCGCAGGCGCCAGACCAGGACGCCGAGGATGGCGGCAAGGATCACCGCGATGGCGACCATCGGCGCCAGGCCACCGAGCGCCTGGATGGCGGGTGCCGCCTGGGCGGCGACGGTCGCCATGCCGGCCGCACCGACTGCCACGGCTCCGCGGCCGGTGCCGGTGGTGGTGGCGATTTGGCGCAACGTCTCCGGCGCGGGCGGTGGCACGCCGGCCAGGGTCAGGGCGCGGTCGACGACAGCGGCCGGATACGCCAGCCCGGCGCATTCATGGGCGATGATGGCCTCGACCATCGGGCGGAGCTGGCCGTGCCGGTGCAGGTCGACCGGCTCCGCCGCGCCCACGCCGATGCGCCGTGCGACCACTGCGACATAGGCGCCGGTGTCATTCTCCCCGGGCGGGGCCCAGCGGTCGATGATGCCGCGCACCGTCCGCAGGCCGTGGCGATCCTGATAGGTGGTGAGCAGGGCCGCCAGGGCACGGATGCCATGCTCGTGGCTGACGAACCGGCAGAAGCGCCCATCGGACGGTGGATCGGCGAGCCCCTGCCATTTGTTGGCCGGGACGTGCTCGATATTGCCGGGGTTGCGGTTGCGATAGCCCCGCGTGGCCATGGGATCGATGCGGCTCATGCGCCGCTCGCCGGGACACGGATCAGCATGACGCGCACCATCGCATCAGCAGCCAACGCCGCGACGGTGCAGAGTCCGACCTGGAAGTTGCCGGTGGCGGTGGTGGTGATGCGGCGGTTGGTATTGTCCCAGAACACCCGCGCGCCCTGGCCGATGGCGAGCGCGGGCTCCTTGGTGAGCTCGAACTCACCGCGGGTCTCGCAGTCGACGCTGGCGTTCTGGGCGGCGTCGGACGCCGCCACGCCAAAGAAGGCCCCGACCAGCATGCCCTGGCCAGAGAGGATCCCGCCGGCATAGGGCACCACCATCGGGATGGAGCGCGCGTCGGGGCGGATGCAGTTGCGCATGGGAGGGTCTCCTGAAAGCGCGCAGGGCGCCGACCGGAGATCCGGCGGCGGCGCCCTGGCGCGATACGGATGGGAAGGAGGAAAGCGGCGGGATCAGGTGCCCGGGTTGAACCAGGCGCCGCGCCAGTCGATGGCACCGACGCCGAAGTCGAAGATCACGCTGACCTCGACGCCGTCGGCGCCCTGCACCGGGCCGGTGGTGACCTGCGGCCCCTCGGCGCCGTTGAGATAGCCGTAGACATAGACCGGTGCCGCGACGGGGTCGGAGAACAGGTACCAACGGTTCGCCCCGATCAGCGGCTCGATCACCGGCTGCACGAAGCCGGCAAAGACGTTCGCCTTGCCGATCTCGCTCGCCTGCACGACCACCGTCGCCTGCCGCGCGGCGAGCTCGAGGTTCGGCCCAACCAGCAGGCGCATGGTCTGACCCATGGAGATCGGCAGACCGTCGAGCGTGCGCTGCTTCATGATGGCGGTGCGCCCGGCGCCGATCGTCGAGGTGTCGAGCACTGAGCCGGTGCTGGCCTTGTTGGCCCGAGCCGCACCGGTGGCGAAGACGGAGGCGCTGCCGGTGGTCAGCGTCGGGCCGTCGCCATTGGCGCTGTTCAGCAGATTGTAGGCGGTGGCGTTCTCGAACTCGGCGACGCGGCGGCCGATGGCGGCGGCGAAGTCGGTGAAGGCACCGAGGTCGTCATTGACCAGCATCGGCCGCGTCACGCGGATGCGCCGTGCGAAGGTCTGCAGCAGGACGATCTCCTGGCTCTCGGACATGGTGCCGACCTGGATCTCGCCGTTCTCGGCGAGGGGCAGCAGGGTCGGGAAGTCGCCGATGCGCAGGTGCCGGTGCGGCTTGAAGTCGCGGAAGTCGCGGCGCAGGAAAATCTGCCGGTAGGTCGGTTGCGCTGGCTGGTAGGCGGCGAGCAGCATCTTGTTGGCCGCGGCCGCGAGCAGCAGCGGGAAGTCGGAGCTGGTGTGGAAGGCGCGCTCGGCGAGCAGGGTCGGATTGCGCGGCACGCTCCGCTCGCCCCGGGCGCGGAGCAGCTCGCCGATCATGTCGGAGGGACGCCAGCCCATGAACTCGGCGTGGCGGCCCGAGCGACCATTCTCCCCCTGGGGCTGGTAGCCGGGCATGGCCCGTGCGGCGAGCGCTTCGGCCATGGCGTCGAGGATCTGGGCCGGGTCGTCGTGGCTCGGGCCGGTTTCGGGCCGCGCCGGGATGGAGGGACGCGGGCCGTGCGCGACGAGGGCATCGAACAAGGCACGGCGGGCCTGGTCTCCGGTCCAGCCCTGGGCGATGGCCTCGGCACGCACCGGGGTGATGCGGTCCGCCGGCAGCAAGGCGCGGGCGGCGTCGACCGCGGCGTCGATGCCGGCGATGCGCTCGCGCTCGGCACGCTGGGCCTCGGCGCGGACGGCGTCGAGATCGGGCGCCGGCACGGCCTGTGCGGGTGCGGCGCGGGTCGGCTCGGGCGTGGTGGTCACAGTCGGCTCCTGGGGCGGGATGGGCGGCGCGGACGGCGCCGGGGCGGCCGGGGCTTCCGGCGTCGTCTCGGGCATGGGTGGATCCTCGTCAGGCAGGGCGGGCTCGATCGCGATGGCGGGCGCGCCGTGCGGCGTCTCACCACGCACCGCCGCATCGCGGTCCACGGGAACCGGCACGACGGAGATCTCGAAGGGCTCCCAATCCACCGCGCGGTGGACGGTCTCGCCCGATGCCGCATCGGGCCGCGGCTCGTAGCGGTGCACGCGATAGCCGACGCTGACCGCGCGCAGCGTGCCGTCGGCGATGCGCTGCCAGACCGGCTCGACATCGGCGGCAGTGCTGAACTGCAGCGTGGCGTAGCCGCGGCCACGATCGAGCCGGGCGGCGGTGACGCGGCCGAGCACATCGCGCGCGCCGCCGCGGCGATGGGTGTCGAGCACCGGGGCGCGGCCGGAGCGCAGCGCGTCCATGCGCACCGCGTTCGGCGACATCTCCAGCTCCTCGGTGATCAGGCCGAGGGCGGGGACGAAATTGCGGGCGCGGGCGCCGGTCGACCACACAACCTCGACGGTGCGGGCGGCTCGGTCGACGGTGGCAGGCGCGGTGATGGCGCGCTGCGCCACGATCAACTGCCCGGCGGCGGGAAGTCGATCCGGCGCAGCAGCAGGCTCCGGCGCGGGGTCGCCCCCGCCCGGCTCGATGATGTCCGTCATGGTTAGCCCTCTGCTGCGGTCTCGCGGGGCGGTGCCGCAGCGCCGGTGGCGGCGATCTCGACCGCGGCCATCTGCGCGGCGTCCTGCGCCGCGCCGGACTTCGCGACGCGGCGCGGATCGGTGTCGAGCGAGATGCCGGCCTCGTCGAGTAGGGCGTTGGCCTCGCGGATCATCTCCACGGCGGCCCGAAAATCGTAGCCGAAGGCGCCGGCTGCCTCAGGCTGCGGCACGAAGCCGGCGCGCACCTGGGCGATGAGGGCGGTGGTGTCCTTTAGCGGATCGATCATCTCGTGGGCGGGCGGGACGTTCGACACGCCGTCCGGCATGTCGGCGCCCCACAGACCGAGGAGGGCACCTTGCGCATGGAAGCGCTCGGCGATGGGGCGCACCAGCATCGGGATCAGCATCCCGTATTGGACCTGCTCGCAGAGCCGGCGGAACTCGATCTTGCCGGCGCGCAGGCTGGAATAGTTCGCCTGGGTCAGGTCACCTGAGACCTGGTCGTAGGTCAGGCCGGCGCCCACCGCGGCCGCCTCGAGGGCACGGCGGGCGAAGGCCGCGTGCGATCCTCCCCCACTCGGGTTCACCACCTCCACGCTGCCCATGCCGCGGCGATAGAGGATCATCCCCGGCTCGAAGCTCTCGACCGTCCGACCCTGAGCGTCGCGCAGTAGGCCGGCCGCCGCACCCGTCAGCGCCTCGTCGCCCTCCTCCGTGACCACCGCCGCGAGGCAGGCTTCAATCTTGGCCTTCATCAGCAGCGCAGCCTCGTAGTCGCCGAGGTCACGCAGCCGCAGCAGCACTGGCGCGAGCCAGGAGACGTCGCGCAGCTGCCCGGGCCGGCGCTTACGATAGACGTGCAGCACATCACCGGCGGGGATGCGCTCGCTGCTGAGCCAGGTCGCTCCCGGCAGGATCCAGGCCGCGCCAGGGTGGACGCGGTACAGCCAGTAGCCGACCGGCTCGCCGACCTCTCCGAGCGCGATGCCCTGGATGGTCGGCGTGCCCTCGACCATGCCGCTGCGCGCCGTGTCGAGGTGATCGGCCTCCAGCACCTGCAGCCGCAGTCCGATCGGATTGGTGGGCGATGGCGGCACCATCAGGAACCGGACGAAGCACTCGCCGCTCTCGACCACCGCCCGCATCACCAGCGCCTGCAGCCCGTAGAGGTCGAGCCGCCCCTCGGCATCGCAGGCGGTGCTCTCCGCCCAGCGCTGCCAGGCGCGACCATGCGCATCGTCCGGCCAGCGCGTGGTGATGCCGGCGCCGATGGCGTTGCCGGTCCAGAGATCGACGATGCGGCTGGCATAGGGATCGTTACGGACGGCATCGCGCGCGCGGCGGGCGACCGTCGCCGCGGCCAGGCCGACCTCAGCATTGGCGCTGCCGCCGGACGGCGCCCAGGCCGAAGCACGGTGGTCGTGCGCTGCGGCGTAGCCGCGCAGGGCGTTCCAGGCATCCCGGAGCCGGCCCATCACCTGCTTCCCTCGCGTGAGAAGCTGGCGAAGGTCACGCCGGGACGGCGCGCCGCCGTTATCTCCGCGCCGCGCAGCACCACCAGCGCCCGGCCGAGCTCATCGAGGCTCCGATACTCGACGGTGCGCCCGTCGAAGGTCACGCGCGTGGTGCCGCCGGTGTACGCAGCAGCAAGAGCGGCAGCGCGGCTGCCGGAAGGCTGCGCCAGCGCCCAGGCAAGAACAGCGGGGTCCATCACGCCGCCCGGAGCGTTGGCAGCGGCGTCGCCGCGTTGACGAGGTACGACAGCCCGTTCGGCGGGTTCGGCATGATCGGCACACCAGGCTGGTGCGTCAGTGCTGCGAAGAACCCGTTCTCGCTGCCGGTGGTGCCGCCACCGGCGCCGCCATCGGCCACGGCCGAGCCGAGCAGCAGCGTGTTGCCGCCGCTGAAGGCCTGCGTGCTGGTACCGCGCACCGAGGGCGCGCCCGAGAAGCATAGCAGCAGCCACCAGACCCCAGCCGGGATCCAGCGCGGCTGCGCGAAGGGGCAGAGCGCATTGCCGGCGGAGGTGGTGTCGGCGTCTGCGACCGGCTCTTCGATGAGGCGCCCCGGATGCCCAGTGCCATCGTCGGCAGCCAAGGCCATGCGCAGGAGGCCGGCGGCGCCGGTCGTCACGCTCACCGCCATGGCGGAGAACAGCCCCGACCGTGCGAGGACGTAGGGCACGCAGTAGAGCCGGTTCGCCGTCATCGCGACGGCGCCGCCCACCGCGCGCGCGTGCTGCGAGGCATAGAACCGCCCCGACACGTAGGGCAGCATCGCCGACGCCGGCGGCCGGTAGTGCTGAAACAGCGCGGTCATGCGAGGGGCCGGATGCCGAGGGTGAGCAGGCGCTCCGTGGCCTGATTCACCGGTGCGGCGGCGAGGCCCGAGCGCAGCCGCAGCCAGGGCCAGCCGAGCAGCAGCGTGGGTGGCAGCGTCAGCGCGCGGCCGGCCACGACCATCAGGACCACCTCATTGCCGAGGTGGTCGTAAAGGTCCGCCCAGGCCGCGGGCTCGCCCTCATCGAGCGAACCCTGCAGGGTGAGCGGCGCATCGGTCCAGGCCGCGGGCAGCAGCAGCAGGCAGACGCCGTAGCCGACGCTGGCGACGGGCCCGCTCAGCGCCTGGCCGGCGGCGATGCTGGTGCGCACGGGCACGATCGCGGTCATCAGAATCTCCAGTGTCAGCGCAGCCAGCCCTGGCGCGGGGCGAGCCAACCACGCGGGCGATGGGCGCTGGGTGGTGTTGCGGGCGTTGCCAGTTCGGCCTGCGGTGACGCCGGTGGGTGGGCGACATTCCCGGCGGCGGGAAGCTCGCTCGGCCGCAGCGGGGCATCGGCGATCTGGTCCCGCAGCTGCTGCCAGAAGCGCTCGCCGTAGCGGTCGGCACCGAGCAGCCACAGGGCGGCGCGCGCGAGCACCGCGCAGTCCAGCGCTTCGTTCCGTTCCCTGAGCTTCGCCCATTCCTGCCGGGCAAAGCCGCGGCGGTCCTTGGTGGTGCGCAGCTGCTCGGCGACCAGCTGCTTGACCCACTCGGCCTCGATGCCTTGCGGCAGATGCACCCAGCCGGGCGGCCATTCCTCCGCGTCGCCGCGGCCGAGCCAGAGGCGACGGTAGAGATCGGCCTTCCAGGTCGAAACGGAGACGGTCCAGAGCTTCAGGCCGCGCCGCAGCTTGCGGCCATCGACCAGCGCGTCCACCGGCGTCGGGCCCTGCACGGGCTGCGCCCGGTTCCAGCCATCGATGCCCTTGGTCGGCGCGATGCGCGGATCGCGCAGCCGACGCAGATGGCCATAGACGGCGGCGGTGTCGCGGCCGCCGGTGTCGATGCAGAGCCGGGCGATGCGCATGGCGCCACCGCCGTGGCATGGCCAGTCCCGTGCCAGCAGCTTCGCCAGTTCGTCCCAGGGCTCGCGATCCCGCGGGCTGCTGGGGATCACCACGTGGTCCACCAGCCAGGAGGAGAAGCCTTCGGCCCAGCCCCAGACGTCGCATTCCAGGCGATCATCCTGCACGTCCACGCCGGCCGTCAGGACCAGCGCGCCGGTGGGCACCACGCCCATCCGGAATTCCTCGCGGCGCTCAACCAGGCGCTCCCAATCCGGCGCCTCGCCCTGCTCCTGCCAGGTCTCGCCGAGGACGGTGTTCCGAAAGGTCTTGATGTCCTCGGGCTTGCCCTGGGCGGCCTCCCAATCCCGGGCGATCTGCGCCCAGGACAGCCAGCCCACGGGCGAGTAGAGCGCCGAGATGTGGAAGCCGATCGTGTGCGGATCCTGGCACTCGGCCGTCGCGCGCCATTCCCCACCGCCCAGCATGGCGGTTTTGTCGTGCTCCTGCATCGGGTGGTCGCAGGCCGCGCAGTGATACCGCGCCGTCTCCGGCGCACCCTTCTCCCAAATCAGCCGCTCAAAGCGCAGCCACTGCATCTCGCCGCATTCGGGGCATGGCACGAAGAACCGCCGCTGGTCGCTCGCCAGGTACTCCCGCTCGATGCGGCTGCGGCCGGCGATGGTCGGCGTCGAGACCAGGAAGGCCTTGCGGCGCCAGCCGAAGGTGCGGGCGCGCGCCTCGGCCAGCGCGATGGGGTCACCCTCGCCGGCGACGTCGCCGGGATAGGCGTCCACCTCGTCGAGGAACAGGAACCGCGCCGTCATCGAGCGCAGCCCGACCGCGCTGTTGGCGCCCGTCAGCACCAGGATGCCGCCGGGGAATTCCTTCGACAGCATGGTGTTGCCGCTGTCGCGCGCCCGGGCCGGCGCGACCCGCTCCCGCAGGGCGGGTGTTTCCTCCAGCAGCGGGTCGATGCGCTGGCGCGAGAAGCGCTTGGCGAGTTCCACGGTCGGCTGCACCGCCAGCGCGGGCGCCGGCACGTGGTGCATGATGTACCCGAGCCAATTGTTTCCGCTCTCGGTCGCCCCGACCTGCGCGCCCTTCATGAACACGACGCGCCGGGCCGGATGCACCGCGGACAGCGCGTCCATCACGTCCTTGAGGTAGGGCGTGCGGCTGGTGCGCCAGGGACCGGGTTCGGCCGAGGCGCGGCTGCCGAGCATGCGATGCCGCTCGGCCCATTCCGAGACGGTGAGCTGCGGCGGTGGGCGCAGCATGGCGCCGACACGGCGGCGCACATGCTCACGGCTGCGGAGACCGATCCCCTCCGAGGCCTGCGGGATCGAAGCGATCGGCCGCCTCCGTCAGCAGGTCGTTGATGTGGCTCTGCAGGATGGTCTGCAGCAGATGCGGGTCGACGCTGATCTCGGCGGCGATCAGGCCGGAGACGCGGGCCGGCCAATTCAGCAGCGCGTCGCGCATCGTGCTGCCGATCTCGTCGAGCGCGGCGTTCGCCTCAGTGACGTCGACTAGGCGGCGCTTGGTCTCGTCCAGGGAGAGGCGCTGCGCCTCCACCTTCAGCGCAAGCTGCGCGACCTTCAGGCGGGCGAAGGGCGTGCCCTCGGCGCCGGCGCCATTGGCCAGCGGCGAGCGCGCGGGATCAGCGGTCTCCACGAGGCGGCGGCGGGTCTTGTCGATGTCCCACTGGCCGTCCGGCTCGCGGGCAATCCGGCCAGCCCGTTCGGCCTTGTGGATGGCGGTGTCGCTGACGCCGAGGCGACGGGCGGCCTCGCGCGTGGAGGCGGTCAGCTCGGGCATGGCGGCGACCTCCCGCCGCGCGTGATGCTCACAACAGGCAAGGGCCCGCTACCCTCCGGCGGCGGGCCCTCGACGCGTCCAGCCCGGGTGTCAGACCGGCAGGTGGTACACTGTGTAGGAGCCGCGGACGCCCTCCCTGTTCGGGCCGACCTGGCGAATGCGCTCCAGCACCTCGACCGCGTGGCCCTTCTTCTTCAGCCCGGCGAAGAATCCGCGGACCGTGTGCTGCGCCCAGCCGGTCGCCTCGGCGATCTGCGCCACCGTGGCGCCCTCGGCGCGGCGCAGCATGGCCAGCACCTGCTCCTGCTTCGTGCCCTCGCGCGGCTTGCGCGGTGCCCCCGGCTCGCGGGCGACGCGGGCGGGTTTGCCGGCGAGCAGGGTGCGCAGGGCCTGCATTGGCGCGTCGAGAGCGCCGATCATGTCGCCCTCGCGGTTGGCCTCGTCGTCCCATGCGGCGAGCACCGCTTCGGCGGCGTCGCGCAGGCTGGCGCGCGGCGTGGCTGTGCGTGCCGCAAGTGCCTGGTCGAGCAGGGCGATCTCCTCCGTCAGAGGCGCGGCCTGGGCGGCTTCGGGCGCCGGGGCGTCCTCACCCTGCGGCGCCGGCTCCTCCGCGCCCGTGGGCGCCGCTTCGGGCACGCTGCCCTCGATGCCCGAGCAGTCGGGCTCGCCGGCGGCCGCGTCGCCCTCGTTCGGGTCGATGCCGATGGCGCGCAGCCCGTCGTCGGTGATGCGCGCCACGATCCAGGTGCCGTCGTCATCCTGGCGCCAGCCGAGCCCGACATGCTCCCGCGGCGCGTTGATTTCGGTCAGCAGGTTGTTCTTGATCAGGCTGCGGAACACCGCATTGCGGGCGGCGGCCGGCAGCGTCTTCGGCGCGCGGGCAAAGCCCATCTCGTGCTGGGCGGCGGCGCTGAGGATCACGCGCTGGGTGTCGGAAAGATGCGTCATCGTGCTCGTCTCCGGTTTCGGGTGCCGGTCATCGGCCCCTACTGCCGGGAGCCCCGCCGGCCTCGCCGGTCGGGGCGATGCGGGAGTAACCCGCGTCAGGCTGCGTATTCACCGCGGCGGAAATGCTGGTCCGCGATGTCCTTCAGCTTCGCGGTGGCGTCGGAAAGCCAGGCTGCCTCGCCCCAGAGCACCGTCTCGGGGTCCGCGCCGAAATGGTCCTCGCTGGCCTGCGTGAGTTCGGCGAGGAGGGCATCGAATTCGGCCTTCTTCGCGAGGAAGGCGGCCAGGCTGCGTTCCTGATTGCGGGCGGCGCGGGCTTCGCGGTCGGTCATCATCGTCTCCGTCGTGGTGCAGGGCATCCCCTGCGTGTGACGGACCATTCGCGCTGTGCCGCGCACCAGCCAAGCAAGATGCAGCGGCGTGGGATTGCTATGTTTCGGCGGTCTGGATCACATCATGATCCTGCTGATCGGCGGGCCGGGCGCCTGCTCGGATCGCCTCCCGGCGCACATGATTCTTGCCAATTTTTGCCAAGCCGGAGTACTGTCTCGGCCATGACCACCATGAACGTTTCCCTGCCGGATGGGCTGAAATCCTTCGTGGATGAGCAGGTCGCCACGCGCGGCTACAGCACCAGCAGCGAGTATGTCCGCGAACTGATCCGTAAGGACCAGGAGCGCGAGCGCCTGCGTGGCCTGCTGCTGGATGGCGCCGCCTCGGCCCCGACGGCGCCGGCCGATGACGCCTATTTCGACACGCTCCGCCGCCGCGTTCGCCAACCGCGGGCGTGACCGCCAAGCCGGTCATTCCGCGGGAGGCCGCACAGCGGGACATCGACCAAGCCGTCGCCCACTACGCGGCGGAGGGGGGCGAGCCGGTCGCGTTGGCCTTCATTGACGCGTTGGAGCAGGCCTTCCGGCGGATCGCGCAGCATCCGGCGGTGGGCTCGCCGCGCTATGCCTTCGAGTTGCGGCTGGAAGGGCTCCGTGCCTGGCCGCTGCGGCGCTACCCGTATCTGGTGTTCTACGTCGCGCGGGAGGACCACCTCGACGTCTGGCGCGTGCTGCATGCGCAGCGCGACATTCCAGCCTGGATGCAGGAGCCCGAAGGGCTGTAGCTCCTGGTCTACCCTGATCCAGGACCACAGTATGGCTTGGCGTTGTCGTCGCGCGCCGCGGCGACATCGGCAAAGATGCGATCATCACCTTCCAGCACGGCGGCCTCGCCGGTGGTCTCGTGCCACCGTCGCACGATCACGTCGGCATAGGCGGGATCGATCTCCAGCAGCACGGCGCGCCGCCCCGTGCGCTCTGCCGCGATCATGGTGGTGCCCGAGCCACCGAAGCAATCCAGCACCGTGTCGCGCGGCTTGCTGCTGTTGCGAATGGCGCGCTCGACCAGCGCCACCGGCTTCATGGTCGGATGCAGGTCGTTCCGAGCCGGCTTGTCGAAGTGCCAGACATTCCCCTGGTCGCGCGCGCCGCACCAGTAGTGCTGCGCGCCGGCCTTCCAGCCATAGAGCATCGCCTCGAATTGCTGATGGTAGTCGGCGCGGCCGAGGGCGAAGGTGTTCTTTGCCCAGATGATCGTGCTCGACCACTTCCCGCCGGCCTCCTGCCAGACGCGATGCAGCGTCGGCCATTCGGAGGAGGACATGCAGACGTAGCAGGCGCCCTTCGTGACCGAGAGCAGGTTGGCCAGTGCAGGGCGGAGGAACTCGGGAAAGCCACCGCCGAGCGCATCATTGGCGATCGTCATCTTGGCGGCGGTACCGCCCTCATAGGCCACATTGTAGGGCGGATCGACGAAGCCCATGTCGGCCAGGTGGCCGGCGCCGAGGGCGCGCTGCACGTCGGCCAGCTTCGTCGCGTCGCCGCAGAGCAGCCGATGGTCGCCGCACCGCCAGAGGTCGCCGGTGCGGCTCACCGGCACCACCGGCGGCGGCGGGGCGTCGTCGGCATCATCGCCGAGCCCCGCGTCGGCAGCTGCCAGCAGCCGATCGAGTTCCATGCCGGAGAAGCCGAGCACATCCAGGTCGACCACCGCCTCGTCGCGGATGCGGGCGATCTCGGCCGCCAGCAGTGCTTCGTCCCAGCCCGAGTTCAGCGCGATCTGGTTGTCCGCCAGGCGCAGCGCCCGCGCCTGCGCCGGGGAGAGATGGCCGAGCCGCAGCACCGGCGCCGAGGCCAGCCCCAGTTGCTTCGCCGCCATGACGCGGCCATGGCCGGCGATCAGCACGCCCTCCGCGTCGACGAGCACCGGGTTCACGAAGCCAAACTCGGCGATGGAGGCGGCGATCTGCGCCACCTGCGAGGGCGAATGCGTGCGCGCGTTCTCGGCATAGGGCACGAGGGATGCGACCGGCAGCGCGGAAACGACGAGGTCAGGCTGCACTGGCGGTGATCTCCATCCGTGCCGCGGCGACGGCGTCGTAATCGCGGCCGTCATCGGCCAGCGTCACCGGCAGGTCCGGATGCAGTATCCGCCAGCGGGCGATCGCCAGATCCACATACGCAGGCGCCAGTTCGATGGCGCGGACAGCGCGTCCGGTCCGCTGGCCAGCCAGGATTGTGGTGCCGGAGCCGCCGAAGGGCTCGAACACGACCTCGCCGACGTCCGTGTAGGTCCGCATCAGGAACTCCGGCAGCACCACGGGGAACACCGCGGGGTGCTCCGTCTCAATGCCGCGGCCCTTGTGGCGGGTCAGGCGCAGCACGTTGTCGGGGATCCGGAAGTCCTGCACCGGCAGTCCGGCATGCTGGTATTCAGAGATGGTGCCGTCAGCGGCGCGCAGCCCGCTGCCCTTGTTCGGCGTGCCGGCCCACTTGCAGGGCACGATCTTGTTGGCCTGGCGCGCCTGGCGGTTGAAGTGGAAGACCAGCTCGAAGGCCGGTGCGAGGCGTCCGTTCCAGTCGCCGGGCAAGCCGGGCCCCTGGTCCCAGGTGTAGAGGCCGAAGCGGCGCCAGCCGCGGGCGCGCATCCAGTCGAGCCAGCCAGCCCAATAGGGCTGCCATTCATTGTCGCGATGGATCAGCCCGAGGTTCACCAGCACCTGGCCGTCCGGCCGCATGGCCGCGTCGAGATGCTGGAACACACCCTGCATCAGGGCATCCCAATCCGTGACGCCGCCGGTTGTGTAGTCCCGCTGGTTCCCATAGGGCGGAGAGGTGAACAACAGCGCCGCACGGTCGTCGCCCATCACGCGCGCCACGGTGGCGGCGTCCGTGCTGTCGCCGCAGAGCAGGCGATGGTCGCCCAACAGCCAGAGGTCGCCGGGACGCGTGACGGCCTGGCGCGGCGGCTCCGGATCAGCGTCGGCGGGATCCTCCGCCGGCGCATCCTCGGTGCCTGCCGCGCCGGCCGCACCGTCCCCCTCGGCGGGATCCGCGGACAGAGCCTCGGGCGCGTCGCCGTCGGACACGGCATCTCCAGCCGCCGCGAGGATGTCTGCGAGCTCATCCGCCGAGAAGCCGAGCGCGCCGAGGTCGATGTCCTGCGCCACCTGCACTGCGGCCAGCGCATCGCGCAGCAGCGCCTGGTCCCAGCTCGCGTTCTCCGCGATGCGATTATCCGCGAGCCGCAGGGCCTCCTTCTGCGCGGCGGACAGGTGCCGCAGCACGATCACCGGCACCTTGACCATGCCGAGCGCGGACGCCGCCTCGAGGCGACCATGGCCGGCGATCAGCACGCCCGCCTCGTCCACTAGCAGCGGGTTAGTGAAGCCGAAGGCCAGCATGCTGGCCTTGATCTGCTCGAGCTGCGCGGCGCTGTGGATGCGCGCGTTCCCGGCATGCGGGCGCAGCTCCGCCACCGGGCGCAGCAGGATCTTCGCCGCCATCCAGGGGAGCGTCATGATGCCGTCCGGTTTGCAGGTGGTTTGCAGGCCGCGGTGCGGCGTCGGTTTGCAGCTAACGATCTGAAGCCGCGCGGAAAGGCTGCAAACCGCAACCCATGTTTTCGGCCTGACGCTAGCGACCTTGCGCGCTTCCGCCCCCCGCATACGACGGGCCCAGGAAGGACCCTGCGGCACGCGAGCCACTGTCTCGATCGAGCGACGCTGTGGCTGGTGAGCCGCGGTGCAGAAGGCTGCACCCGCAATTCGTCATCGTGGGGAGAATCTACGAGATGCGGATTCCGCTCCGCCAGCGGGTGAATTGTAACAGCGCAGCGTGCTGCATCAGAACCGTCGCTACAGCGTGTCGCGCGCCCGCTGCACCGCATCCCGCGTCGCAACCAGCGCGGCCAAGGTGACGCCGGCCTGCTTCACCGCAGCGGCTTCGTCGGGATCGACATAGGACACCTGCTCCTCGGCATCGACGACACCGGACGCCAACTGCTCGTGCAGTTCATCCAGCCGGGTCTTCACGTCAGCCGGATCCGCATCCGCCTCACCAAGCCATTCGCCGACGATGATCTCGACCTCGCGGGCCATGCGGGTGGGCTGGACCCCACGCGCCGCCATGGTCTGCAGACGTACCAGCGCCGCATCGAGAGGGCGCATTGCCGCCCGCTGCCGTGCTGCCATGACCGTCCTCCTTCGTGAGCACGGCCTCTCTATCATGTTCTTGTATTGTTCTCAAAGGGGCGATATGCGTCCGCATGCCCGATGGCGAGCCGCCCCGCCTCCCTCCGCCGTGGCTGAGCGTCTCGACGCTGGCCGCCGCGCGGGCTGCGCGGCGGCCTCCTGATCCCTTCACCAGGGTCGACACCAGCAAGGCGGTGCACG